GTAAAGGCCGGTGAGCAGGTTAAGCAGCTTCAGAGCGATAACACCCTGCAGGCGAATACAATCGCCACACAGGCTTTTCAGTTCCAGCGTGCCAATGAAATCAGCAACGCTGCGACTCAGTACGGCATCAACACCGATGCGGCCACACAGGGGAAAGAAATTGAATACCGGACGATCCTCAAGAATCAGCAGACATGCGATCTGGCTGTGCCTGCCGCTATTGCTGGTGGGTTGCTCGACTACACGCACCGTCTACGTTCCCGCGCAATGTCAGCCGATACCATCGTCGCTGACGCAACCGGTGCTGGCGCCACTGCCTCCGGCACCCTGACATACTGTCAGGCGGTGCTGTGGATTGATCCACTGCTGGCGGCGCTCGACAAGGCTAACAACCAACTGCTGGCAATAAGGTCGCTTGATGTTGAGCGAAAATAGAAAATTCTGCAAAAGGCATTCGCTGAGTGCCTTTGACAGAATAAATACGCTGAATTCATGGGGTGCGGTCAACTGCGCCGCCGAGTTTATAGTTTAAGAGGTAGTGAATAGTTCTAAAAGGAGTCGAAATGACGCTGACAGAAGAACAGAAGGCGCTTTTCGATGCCCTGACCGCATTGCAGAAGAGGTTCGTCACACACCTGCTGAACGGCTCCAATCAGACCGAGGCATATCGAAAGGCGGGGGGAAGGGCGAAGGGGGACGGCGAGCGCTCCAAAGCAAACCAGATAGTAACAAATAGTAACGTCCAAGCTTTCTTGAAGTCAGTCCAGTATCAAGCCATCAACGAGGCGATCATGACGCGCACTGAAGCGCTGGAGCGTTTGTCGAAGATGGGCCGCACATCGCTGAGCGATATAGCTGATTTCAGAAACTGCCTGATTGGTGAAGACGAAGAGGGCGCCCCGGTTTATCAAGCGTCCTGGTCATTCCGCGATTCGGCCTTGCAAGACCCTGAAGCAATGGCGGCCGTTGCCGAACTGACGACGGGTAAGGACGGCATCAAGTTGAAGATGCACGACCCGAAGGCGGCGATTAAGCAGCTCGGCGAAATGATGGGTTGGGAAGCGCCGAAGAAGACAGAGCTATCCGGCCCCGGCGGTGGTGCTATCAAGACCGAGAACACCAACATGTCAGCCGAAGAGGCGGCAGAGGCCTATCGTAAGTTGATGGGGTAAAACTGCTGAAAACACCCCGGAAATTCAATTTCAGGGCTATGCAAAAACACCCCTGTTTTATGCATCGTTTATGCAGTCCGTTTCCGACCACTACGGCGAGAAAACCCTGACAAACCACCCACTGAGCGTAATCAGCGGGTGAGTGCCGTTTCGCCGGTGCGGGTAACGGTCATTATGTTAAATAGCTCCATTTTTCACACATTTTCCCCAGAGTAGCGAGCTATGCCTATTCCGTTCCCGTTCGACTTCAAAAACCCGGATTACACCCAGGTGTTCGAATGGCGGATGGAGCGCCTGCAGCGCATCAGGGCCAACCCGGAAACACTGCCGGCTATTCGTGAGTTTTACCGCACCAACCCTGCGCAGTTCATTATCGACTGGGGCATGACGACCGACCCCCGCAACATCGACTACGGCCTGCCGGTGACAATCCCGTTTTTGCTGTTCCCAAAACAGGAAGAGTGGATCCACTGGATTATGACGCGCCGGGAGAACATGGAGAACGGCATCACGGAAAAGAGCCGCGAGATGGGGCTGAGCTGGACGGCGATCGGGCTGGCTTGTTCACTTTGCCTGTTCAACAAAGAAATGGTGATTGGCTTCGGCTCCCGCAAAGAGGAATACGTAGACAGCACCGGTGACCCGAAGGCGCTGTTCTGGAAGGCGCGCAAATTCGTTGAAACGCTGCCGGTGGAGTTTCGCGGCAGCTGGAGCGAAAAAAAACACGCACCCTATATGCGCGTTGAATTCCCCGATACGGGCGCCGTTATCAAAGGCGAGGCTGGCGATAACATTGGGCGTGGCGACCGCACCACGCTCTATCTGGTGGACGAGGCGGCATTCTTGCAGCGCCCTTTGCTGATTGATGCTGCGCTGTCACAGACAACGCGCTGCCGTATCGATTTGAGTTCGGTCAACGGCATGGCTAACCCATTCGCCCAGAAGCGCCACAGCGGGAAAATCCCGGTGTTCACATTCCACTGGCGCAGCGATCCGCGCAAGGACGATGCCTGGTATCGGAAGGAATGCGACAAAATCGATAACCCGGTGGTAGTGGCGCAAGAGCTTGACCTCAACTACAGCGCATCAGCCGAGGGCGTGCTTATCCCGTCAGATTGGGTACAGGCTGCTGTTGATGCGCATATCAAGCTGGGCATTCAGCCTGCTGGTAAACGCCTTGGTGCAATGGACGTTGCAGACGAAGGGCGCGATAAAAACTCCTTTTCGACCCGCCACGGTTTCCTGCTGGAGAACGTCCGCGAGTGGTCAGGCGTCGGCAGCGACATCTACCAGTCGGTTGAGAAGGTTTTCGGGTTCTGCGACGCGGACAACATCGATGAGTACCGTTTCGACGAGGACGGATTGGGGGCTGGTGTTCGCGGCGACGCCCGCGCCATCAACGAGCTGCGTAAAGCCGCCCGCCGGCCGATGATTCTGGCTACCCCATTCAGGGGAAGCGGCGCGGTATTCGACCCCGACGATGAAGCGGTACGCGGCGACAACGGCCAGCAGGCGCGACTGAACAAAGATTTCTTTGCCAACGCCAAAGCACAGAGCTGGTGGCGTCTGCGCAAGTTGTTCCAAAACACCTACCGCGCAGTTGTCGAAAAAATGCCGTACAACCCCGACGAAATCATCTCCATCAGCAGCACGATGGAAAGCAAAGACAAACTCATCATCGAACTTTCACAGCCGACCTACTCAATCAACGGGGTGGGGAAAATCGTTGTGGACAAACAGCCTGACGGCACCAAATCGCCCAACCTGGCCGACTCGGTGATGATCAGTTACGCGCCAATGAATTCAGCCCTGAATATCTGGGAGCTGTTAGGGAGACAGGCCTGATGGCACGAAATAAACCCACCTCGAAGCGGACGGCACAAGCTACCGCTGACGGGTACGAGAACTTTGTCGCCCGCGTTGGGATGCAAACCCCTAACCAGCATTCAGCATCGACTTACCGGGCAAACTTCACCAGCCGCAATCGCATGATGATTGAGTGGTCATATCGTTCATCCTGGGTGATTGGTGAAGCCGTAGACGCCATCCCTGACGATATGACCCGCAAAGGAATTCGCATCACCTCAGAGATTGACGCGAAAGACCGCGGCGTTATTGAGTCGCAACTGGACAACATGCAGATCTGGGATGCACTGAATGACGTGCTGAAATGGTCACGGCTCTATGGCGGTGCGGTTGGCTTCATCATGATCGAGGGGCAAGCGCCGTTTACACCGCTGCGCCTGGAAACGATTGGCGAAGGCAAGTTTAAGGGGATCCTACCGCTTGACCGATGGATGATTAACCCGGTGCTTACCCGCCGAATTAAAGAGATGGGTCCAGACCTCGGTAAGCCCGAATTCTACGACGTTGTGACGACTGCCACAGGCATTCCCGCCTGGCGGATACATCACAGCCGCCTGATCCGGTTCGACGGCGTTACGCTGCCATTCCAGCAGAAAATGACCGAGAACGAATGGGGGATGTCAGTTGTAGAGCGCATCTGGGACAGGCTGACCGCATTCGACAGCGCTACCGTAGGCGCTGCGCAGCTGGTTTACAAGGCACACCTGCGCACCTACAGCGTGGAGAAGCTTCGTGAACTGATCGCGCTTGGCGGCCCTGCGTTTGAGGCACTCCTGAAAAATATCGACCTTATCCGACAGTTCCAGAGCAATGAGGGTATGACGCTCATGGATACCAAGGATAAGTTTGAAACGCACCAGTACAGCTTCAGCGGGCTGGATGACGTCATTTCACAGTTTGCAGAGCAGATCAGTGGCGCCGTCGGCATTCCGCTGGTGCGCCTGTTCGGTCAGTCACCGAAAGGTTTCTCAACGGGTGATGCTGACCTTGCCAACTACTACGACCGCGTCAGCTCGCTGCAAGAGCGCCGCCTGCGTCTTCCGCTTCGGAAGGTGCTCGACATCATGCACCGCTCTGAGCTGGGCAAGGAGCTGCCGGAGGACTTCACCTTTGAGTTTAACCCGCTGTGGCAGATGTCCGACGTTGACCGTTCAACAGTGGCGGTAAACACCGTGACGGCCATCAGCACTGCGCTGAATGACGGGCTGATGTCGCCAAAGGCTGCGATGACGGATTTGCGCGAAAACTCGGACGTTACGGGTATTGGTGCATCGATCACTGATGAGGACATCGATAATGCGCAGTCGCAGTATGAGGAGCCTGAACTTGAAACCGGCCCTGCGCCGGCGTTCAGAAATCCAGTATCAGAAAAGCCTACTGGGGATAGTCAGTCAGATAAATCAGATCGTAACTGGCTCCTACGATGGTTCCCAGGCCAGCGCTGACACGGTAGCCGATCACCTCATCGACTACTCGCAGGTGCTGGACGACTGGGCGGCAATGGTCGGTCAGAAAATGTTCCTGCAGGTGGAGCGCGAGGAGTGGAACCAGTGGAAATCGGTATCACAGCAGATTTCCGAGGGGCTTCGGGATGTAGTCGGCAACACGCCGATCGGCCAGGTGACACAGGATATCGTTTACCGGCAAATCCAGTTGATGAAGTCGCTTCCCCTGGAAGCCGCCGACCGTGTTCGTGAAATTCAGCAGCGCGCCATACAGGCCACCATTCACGGCGAACGCCCAGACGCGTTGTACGAGATGATCATGCAGTCCGGTGATGTTGCCGCAGGTAGGGCAAGAATGATCGCCCGCACAGAGATAGGCCGCGCCACTGGCGCACTGACGCAGGCCCGCGCGCTGGCAGTTGGTTCTGAGGGATATTGGTGGCGCATTGAGGGCGCCGGTACACGGCCATCGCATAAAAAAATGCGGGATAAGTTCGTGTACTGGCACAACCCGCCGACGCTGGACGGCATGACCGGCCACGCCGGTTGCCTGCCTAACTGCAAATGTCACCCCGATGTTCAAATACCGGGGCCAAGAAAGTGAAAAATACGGGCTTCGGTATCGAATCACGTTGAACTGCAATAGCGGCGAATTGTTGCCAAAATGTTGTAGTGAAAAACGTGAGCTTTCAGCCGAGAAAGTTGGGAGTTTTACGTCTCTCAGCCCGCATTTGCAGCGAGTGCCGATCGCGTGGTGCGCAAAAGGTCTATTATGTTAAATACGCCGGAAATTGGCGAAATTATCCCTCTCGAAACTGGTCGCGCAAGCGGCCTTTTTTATGCCCGCCATTCAGCAGGTAACCCATGAAATATTTCTTTGAAACCCGACTGGGTGAGACGCGCTATAGGCTGGCTGACGGCTCGCTGCTGTGTAAGGACGTGCCGATCGCCCGAACGGGTACGCAAGTCTACTCCGCCAAAGACCTGCCGAATCTGAAGCCGAACGCAGCGGGAGAAATCATCGTCAGACGCTCGCCAGAGCAGGTATTCGATCCTGCTACGCTGGCCTCGTTTGAGGGGATGAGCATCACGGTACTGCACCCAGAGGACGCAGAAGGCAACGTCCGGCTGATCAATCCGCAGAACTGGAAAGAGCTGGCGCATGGTCATATCCAGAACGTTCGGCGCGGGACGGGTGACCAGTCCGATCTGATGCTGGCCGACATCATCGTCAAAGATGAGTACGCCATCCAGTTGATCGAGGAAGGTCNGCGGCAGGTGTCATGTGGCTATGACGCAGAGTACGAACAAACGGCCCCTGGTGCAGCTGACCAGGTGGATATCACAGGAAACCATGTGGCTCTTGTTCCAAAAGGCAGAGCCGGAAATCGTTGTGCAATTGGAGACAGAGACACAATGGCAACTCAAAAGAAAAGCTGGCTACAGCGCCTTCGTTTCGCCCACAAGACAGGTGACGCGGACACGATGAACGAACTGCTGGACTCTGCTCCGGC